GTGAAGTCGAAGACGGCCGCCGAAGAGGTGCCGCTGTTGGCCACGCTGGCCGACGATCCTGCCGCACCCGTGGACGTGCTGCCCACCGCGATGGTCGCCGCCGTGCCAGTAGCGCCAGTCGCCCCCGTCGCGCCAGTCAGGCCGGAGGGGATGCCGAAGTTGAAGACCGCCGCAGAGGTCGTCCCCGCGTTGACCACAGTGGCCGCCGCCCCAGGGGATAGGGTCGTGGTCGTGCCGACGGCGATGGTGGCCGCAGGGCCTTGAGCCCCCGGGGTTCCCAGCTCGACGGAGAGGACCGCCGGAGCCGTGGCCAGCACCGAGAGGGCCAGCGAGCTGTCGGTCCCCTCGACCTCCACAGTCAGGGAGCCCAGAACCAGCGAAGAGACGGAGATGGAGGACATGGCTTAGTTCGTCACCTGGTCGATGACAGTCAGTCGGAAGGTGTCTGAGAAGAAGGTCGTGCCGCCGTAGACGAACTTGATGTCGCTGCGGGCGCTGCCGAGGGCAAAGCCTGACGTGGTCGAGGCCGGGAGGAAGGCCACAAAGGACAGGCCGTCACCCGCCATGGTGATCGTGCAGGGGTAGACCACCCCCACGGCGTCGATGATGTCCGACGTGACAGTCGTCGTCAGGAGGTTCGCGGGGCCGCCGGCCGCCGGGGTGTAGGTCACAGTCCCCGAGTAGGTCGTGCCGCGCTTGAAGGTCACAGTGTTGCTCATCTTCTTAACCTTGGGCGGGGGTTAAACCTGCACAGTCGCCCCGCTGGAGTCCTTGGTGTAACCCGACCAGGAGCCCAACCAGTCATTAAGCTGGGGTTCGTAGTTGGGGGTGTAGGGGGCGATGTTGGCCACGTCCAGCCCCTGGAACTGCACGGGGTTGGCTAGGGATAGGGCGCCTAGGTGCATCTGCTCGACGACGAAGGTGCCGCCCTCAAAGGTCAGGTCCGCGATCTTCCACTTCTGGCAGTTGTAGTTGTACTGCACAAGGGACCCGGTGTTCTGGATAGTCAGGTACGTGGTGCCCGTTGGGGTGTCCACCTCAACCAATTCTTGGCTTTGGGTCTGGCGCACGATGATCTGCGGGTCGGACCCGTTGAAGAAGTTGCTCTTGGTGTCGGCGTCGGAGCCGTCCGCGATGATGGCCAGGTAAGGCCAGAAGCCGTCCATGTCGCTCCCGCAGCCGATGATGTAGACGCCCCAGTTGTCGGACCCGCCCTCGACGCTCGCCGGCTGAATCTGAACGTACCCGCCCAAGTCAACCAAGGGAGACTCGGCCGCAGTGGCGAAAGGGCCAACAGTCTTGGAGCCGTCGGGGAAGCAGTAGTACTTCTGCACCTCGGCCTGCCAGCATCCCCATGCCCAAGCGTCGGAGTTGCGGGAACTCGTGAAGCGCACGAACCCCTTGCGGACCTGCACGCCGTAGCCGTAGCCCGTCGGCATGATGGTGACGCGGAACTGCTCCGGGTCTCCGGCCAGCTGCGGGTCGTCGATGGTCAGGGAGGTTCCGGCCTGCCCGCTTACGATGCTGTAGCCGCTCCCGGGTTGCATCAGAGAGCCGGGTTGACCGCCTCAACCCAACCTTCGGCCGAGAAGCGAATCGTGTAGTTAATTTTGTAAGTATCTAGGCCGAAGTCCTCAAAGTTAACGCTGGCCAGCAGGAGCTGATTTTGACCCGTAGCCGCTGGCGGGATTGGCTCGCTCACCCAAGTGCTGCCTAGGTACGCAGGGAGAAGCTCTGGCAGGTTTGCGTTCCAGTCTAGCGTAGACGAAGAACGACCAACGGCTACCCGCATGTCCTCGACGATGGTGGAGTCGTTGGTGTAGATGACGCCAGAGAAACCAGTCTGCGGAGAAAGGTAAGACTTGCGGCCGTAGTACAGCGGGAACTGCGGGTCGAGGAAGCCGACGAATTGGCCACCCGTCTTCTGGGTGAAGTGCGCCCCATTAGCCCCCTTGTACAAGGTGCCAGCGTCGCTGGTCTTTGCCTTGAACGTGCTGGCCTCGTAGATCGGAGCCGTGACAGTACCCGAGCCCACGCCGGCGATTTCCTCAGTCCCAATAACAACCTGGAAGAAATTAGGATGGGTCTCGATAGGTTCCGAAGTCGTGCTGACCGCCCCGCTCACGTTGCAGTTGGTGGTCGTGCCAGCCGCGTATCCGTCCAGGCTAATACCAACATAGTCCACGCTGATGGTGATGATGTTGTTCGGGCCGTGCACCACCTCAATCTTGTCGGCGAACATAAACACCGCATACGTCGCGTCAGGGTGAGGGTCTCCGCGGGCCACGGGTAGCGCCGCGCCGGTCATCGTCTTGTCGGCCTTAAAGACGCATCGGCCAGTCCATAGTCCGTAGCCGTCGTTGCGGACAGTGTAGCCGGACTGGAGGACCTCGGTGGTGAGGGGGTTGCCTTTGTTGATAGTTGCCATGTGTTAGGCGGTTTTGGTGTAGTCCTTGTAGTTGACCTGGGAGGCCATGCCACCCGTCTGGTCCTTGGTAAAGTCGCCCGGTCCGCCAGCGGCCGCCGCGATCACAGCCAGGTACTCGTTGGCCTGCTTCTGCAGCTCGACCTGCTGGTTGAGGATGTTCATCTGGGGCGAGTTGCCCACGCCGAAGGTCGCGTTGGCCTCGGCGAATATGGCCGCTTTAGCCCCAGCCTTGGCCCCGTCTTCCTCGGTCTTCTTGGCCGCACGCTGCTCGGCCGACGCGCCGAAGAACTTGTCGAAGGCCGCTTGCAGCTCTGGCGTTAATTTCGATTGGGCCAAACGCTCCGCAATTTGGTCGACGCTTTGGGGCATGATACCTGCGCCCATCGCCATTGATCCGTAAGGTCCTTGCCGCATGGCTTGGTTGGTTGCAAGAACTTCGCTGACCTTGCCAAAGCCCTCCGGGGTCTCCTTAAAAAATTGGATGCGGGCCTGTAGTTTCATCTCTTCGGCCGTCTTCTTGTCCTCCTCGGCCTTCTGCTGGTCCTTGCGTCGTTGGGCCGCTTCAATCTCCTGCTGGCTGGCGTAGAGCTTAGCCTCGGCCGTGCTCGCAAAGTCCAACGCCTCCTTGACCTCGCGCTTGCGGGCCTCGATGGCGGCGCTGACAAAATTGATGGCGCTATGCAGCAGGACCATCGGGGCGAAGAAACTCATGAACACGTCTTTGCCGAAGTCGCTGAACTTCTTTTGCACCTGGGCCGTCTGGCGCTCGAAGTCGGACATGGCCTTCTTGGACTTGTCCACCTGCTGGGGGACGTCCGTCGTGCCCTTGATGCTGTAGTTGACGTCCGTGCTCATCTCAACCTTGGGAACCCGTAAAGCCCGCCATGGCTTCCTCGTCTTCGGTGGTCAACAGGTTGACCTCACACCCCTTCAGCCCGGAGAAGGTTGTCGATAGCCAGATGGCCTGACACTCCGGCATCGTCCACGCACGATCCTCGGGCACGCCGTTGCTGATAAGGTTGGCCACTAGGCTCAGTACCCAGGGCATGCCGCTCGTCCGCTGCTCTAGTTTGCCAGTCTCCCAGAACTTGGGCCAGTGCTCGGCGTACATGCGCCCACAAAACTGGGCGATGGTCTTCTGCATAAACTCCGGCTCGCGGTCCATGCGGGCCAGCAGGGCCTTGTCCTTCATCGTAATCTCGCGGAGGGATTGCCCCGCGCAAGTCTTCAGGGCCGCCACCACCGCCGCCGGCGTGAACCCAGTACCCTCGACGAAAGGCGAGTCTATGGCGTGCAGCCTTACCCGGTCACGCAGGCAGAAAGGGGCAAGCCGATACCCCAGCACCTCGTCGGGCTCAGGGTCGGAGAAGGCTAGGATGAAGCGGCGGTCCATGCCGCTACGCTTTAAGCGTAGGACGCGATGCCGTCAACCTGGCGGAACTTGATAGAAACTCGGACGAAGTCCTTGTTGCTGCCCTTTTCCGAGACGGACTCCACGACTCCGGCGATGCTCTGGGAAACCCCCACGTCCGTCTTCATGGCGATCGTGATGGCCGCACCGACCTCCGGCATATCCGTGGTCTTGGCGATGCCTTCCACAGTGCCGGTCCGCTCCACGCCGTCGTAGCGCAGGGTGACAGTCACCCCCGTCTCGTCGGCCACCTTGTCGTTGAGCTCAAACGCCTTATCGACGCTGACGCTCTGGCAAATGAAGTTTGAGATGCCCGCTTGAACGGCAACGCCGAACAGGACAGTCACGCCTTTGAGTACAGCAGCCATAGGTAGTTCTTAACCTTGGGCGGGTGGTCAAGGCGCTAGGACGCACATCACCGAAAGGCGCAGGACAGTGGCCCATGCACCCGTCTGCTCGTCGAGCCCCTGGTCCTCGGAGATCACAGTCACGTCGTACAGCAGGGCGTCGCCCTGGGTAGAGAAAGCCGTGGTCATGGCGGTCACGTCCGACAGTGTGGCCACCATCGCGGCGGCCCGCGCCCGGTGGGTCGTCAGGGTCACGTCGTTGGCGTTGTCGTGCAGGACGCAGCGGACCTGGCAGTCGTAGTTGCCCAAGCCGTCAGGCAGGCCAGCGGGGGTGTTGGCCGAGTCGCAGATCACGACCACCTTGGGCATGACCGAGTCGGCCGTGTTGTCGCCCGGGTAGATGTTCACGGCGCTAAAGGTCGCTTCGGCCTGAAGCATGGCGACGAGGTTGCCCTCGACGATGTGGCGGATGGAGGATGTGCCCATAAAATGGTTAACGCTTGGACGCCTTGTCGGCGTTCTTCTTCAACCTTTGTTCCAGGTCAAGGCGCAGCTGCTTATACCGCAGGCCGAGGACTGTGCTTTTCACGTCTGCATCGGTGCTGACTCGGTTCTTGTCTGCGATGCCGTTTCCGATGACCAGAGAAAAGACGTTGTCGGCCTCGACTAAGGTCATGTAGCCGGCCGTGCCTGGGTGGCGCTTGATGTAGGCCGGGATGCCGCCAGTGCCGAAGTTGGTCTTACCCTCGCGGCTTGAAGGACTGGGCAGCATCTGCAGGACCTTGAACCATCCTGCTTTCAGCTTGCCGACAGAGGAGGTGCGACTGGCCACGTACTCTGAAATCTCAGAGTCCTCCTGCACAATCTCCTTGTCGCGCCAGTTTCTAAGCGGAGAGACAGGACGGCCCCCACGTGTGAAACGGCCTCCCATGCGTTCGCGGTAAGCTTGATGCATGGGGTACAAGTCGCGTACGTATCCCATAGACCCGTACTCAGATTTGCGGGTGATGGACTTGGCAAAATAGTTCTTTGCCTTCCTGAAGGCTCGCTCGTCGTCGTAGTCGTTGGCGATGGCCTGCAGGATGCGGGTGCCTTGCATTAAAGCGGACCGGGCGGCGCCCTGCAGCAGGGAACGAAACTCAGAGGGTGAGCCGTACTTGGTCGAGTAGGCCAGCCGTTCCGTTAGGATCAGCAAAGGGGTGATGCCCTTGCGTGCAGAGGATGCGATAAAGATTTTACGAACGTCCAGATTGATGGACCTCTCGCCGGCCCTTTGCGCTTGGACCATCAACCCGTTTTTGTCCCGACCCATAGGAGGGGTCAGCATCATCGACTCCCGGCACATCAGCGCCGCGTTCTTGAGCCCTACGTCTTTAAGACTCTGCCGGCAGGCGAAGGCGTATTCGGCCATGGCCTGCTGAAACTCAGCCAGACTCTTGGGCTCAATCTTGAGCTCGACGCTCACTGGTTAAGCAGGATGACTTGAAGCGTCACCCAGGCGCTCGGGCGCTTGTGGCTCTGGCTTACGATCCGCAGGCTCTTCCCATCTACGGCAATGACTTTGCCAATCCCTAGGGAGGCAATGGGCTCTTGGCTGACGACGATGGCCGCCGATGCCCCATTAGACCCGTCTGGCAGGCTCCAGGAGGCCGTTGCAGCGGGGATACGGACAGAGTGCTGGGTCCGGTCCACAAAGCCCCCCTCTTGGAAGGACTGCGTCACCATAGGGTCGGAGATGAGGCACTGAAAGGTAATGGCCCCCGCGTTGGCGGACCCGGACACCCCGAACTCGTCCACCATCAGCTTGGCGTCGTCGAGGAAGGTGCCGTCGGCATAGAGGCTCATTGTCTTAACCTTGGGATGAGGTCAAAAAAAAGGGGCCCCCGTTAGGAGGCCCCAGTCTTTCACTAAGCCGGTTAGGCTTAGGCGCTCTTGATGCGCTTGAGGTTCGCGCGGCCCTTGGCGACACCGAAGCGGATGGCAGCGGTGAGGTAGAGGATGCCGCCCGTGTACTCGGACTCGACCATGACGGACAGGCCGCCAGAAGTGGCCGTGCCGGAGTTCGGCGAGATGGACCAGACCGAGCCGGTGCCGATGCAGATGGCGTCCTTGGCGGCGGCGAAGCCGACGAGGTTCTCGCCGTTGGCCGCGAGGCCGGCGAACTGCATGACCTGCAGGGTGCCGATCTGGCCGACGATGCCGGTGCGGACCACGCTGTTGTTGCCCTGGGTGTTGAACGCCGAGGTCAGCTTGGCGTCCTTGCGGAGCGCGCCGATATAGGAGGAGTTCAGCACGAGGCCGCGCTGCTCAGGGGCGAGCAGGTCGTCGAGGGCGGTGTCGAGGTCGACCACGTCGTTGTAGTCGAAGTCGACGGCAGCGATGACGATGTTGCTGGAGTAGTTCGCGTTGGTGACCAGAGCGTTGACGGCCGCGTTGGCCTTCTTGACGATCTTGGCGACCGCTTCTTCGCGGAAGGCGTTGATCACACCCTCGGCACCCCAGGCGGCGAGCTCGGAAGCGTCGAAGCTGCGGGTGGCGTGGTAGTGGATGAGATTTACGCTGGCCTTGGTGATATCGGCGTCTCCGGTCTGGTGGTAGCCGCCGGAAGCCTTGTCGAAGGTGATAGCGTCGTCGCCGGCCACGAAGGGCACGTCGATGGTGGTGCCGCGGTCCTCGGTGCTCTGCGCGAGGGTCGTGAACATGTCGAGGACGGGGAGCTTCGGGCGCAGGTCGGCGACGATGATGTCAGCGAGTGCGGCCGGGGCGATGTCGAAACCAGAATTAGCCATGGTAGTGTATTAGTATTTAGGGATGAATTAGGGGGAAAGTTTACTTGAGGCGGCCGAAGAGAATGGCGGCCTTGTGCTTCTGCAGGAAGGCCACGCGCTCGGAGCCGGGCTTCATCGCGGCGTACTGCTCGCGGAGCTGCTCGACAGTGACGGCCGGGGCCTGCGCCTGTTCGGCGGCCACGGGGGTCG